AAGAAAAAATCTGGAAAAAAGAAAGGATATTGATATGAGCGACCAGAAGAAGGAACAAGAGGAACAAGTCGTCGAGGTCTTTGTTTCTGGCGTGTCAATGTCCGGTAAAGCGGAGATTAACAATGACAGTGAACGATCTACTGAGAATGATCAAGAGCAACCTGACGGAGAAAAAGTCTGAGTTAGCTAACCTGATGGTCGATGGTCGCATGTCCGACTTTGAGACTTATCAAAGAAGTGTTGGTATAGCAGAAGGTCTAGAAATAGCCAAAGCGATTATCGACGAAACAATGAAACAAATAGATGAAGAGGATGTATAGCATGTCTCATCCGCATGAACAACTGATAACCGACGAAGATTCGGAACAGACGCTAGGAAGTCATCAATTTCCCAAGCCTCTCGGCTGGAAAGTCTTGGTTCAGCCTAATCAAGCCAAGAAAAAGACTGCGGGAGGCATCATTTTGTCTACCCAAAGTCAGGAAAACGAAGAATACCTAACAGCACACGGAACAATACTTTCTCTCGGACCAACTGCCTACAAAGACAGGGATACTGGTCAATCTTGGGAAGGTCAATGGCCGGATGTGGGCGACAGAGTCACATATGGTAAATATGCTGGCCAGAAGCTCGTAATAAATGGAGTCAAATTGTTGTTACTCAATGACGACGAGATCACATCGATCTTGCCTGAGGGTGCCAACATAACGACTTATGTCTAGGCGATAACTTGGAGACGCCACCATGGAAAAAGCACTTGAAGAAATTCAAAAACAAATAGACGGTTTCAAACAAGATGAAGAATTCGAGATTGAGGTCGAGGAAGAGGCTCAAGAAGAAGTTGCAGAGCAACCAGAGGAGCCAGAGCATTCTCCTGAAGAACAAGAGTTTGGAGAAGAAGAGTACAGCAACAAAGTCCAAAAACGAATTAAAAAGCTCGTGGACCAAAGACGAGAAGCAGAGCTGCAAGCTCGTGGCTATCAAGAGCAGATGGCTCAACTGCAGTCTCGTCTTGAACGATTGGAGCAAGGCAACACTCATCGTGCTGAAAATGAGTTTAATCAGCGTTATGAGCAAACTAAGCAAGCCTTGGCACAAGCTGTTGAAAATGGCGACACACAAGCGCAGTTGAATTTCACTGAGCAGTTAGCAGATATGCGTGCTGCAATGCGTGTTGCTGAACTACAACGCCAAGTCCAAACACAGCAGTCTGCATCACCCACAGTTGGTCGTGCACAACAGGCTGCAGCAGCACCTGCACCAAAAAAAGCAATGAGTTGGTGGGAAAAGAACAGATGGTTTAACTCTGCTGGCTTTGAGCGTGAAACTGCTGCAGCGCGTGCGATTGACGTCCAATTAGACCTCGAAGGATATGATAAAAACTCCGACGAGTACTATGAAATATTGGATAATCGTTTACAAAATGTTTTTCCCGAGCTAAAATCAGATCAGAGTAAGCCTGCACCTAAGACTAGAAGCAGAGCACCAGTCGCCCCAACTGCTGGCGGGTCTCAGCGAGCTTACAAAGGTAACAGGGTTCGTCTTACGCAAGATCAACTCAGAATGGCAAGGGAACTTGGCATAACAGATGAAAAAGGTCTCAAGCAATATGAGCGCGAGATCCGTAGTCAACAGAGGAACTGATCATGGCACAAGCTAGAAACGTAAGGGCAAACGAATCCCGACCAGAGATCCGTGCGGAAGAGGCAAGGCCAGAAACTGCATGGAAACCACCATCACTGTTGGACGCACCTGATCCTCGCCCAGGAATGGTTCAACGGTGGATTGCTACCTCGATTCAGGGTAGGGATAATCCAGACAACGTATACAAACGTATGCGTGCGGGCTGGGAACCACGCCCTGCTGATACTGTGAAAGATAAGAGATTCCCAACTATCAATCATGGACAGTGGGCAGGCTGCATTGGCGTTGAGGGTATGCTGTTGTGTGAAATGCCAGAAGAAAAGTATCATTCTATGAAAGATTACTATCGTGGCAGAAACGACAGTCAAAACCAATCAATCCAAGGTGAGCTTGATGCGTTAGGCAGGAACGCTGGGCTACCTATTCAACAGAATAGGCAGTCATCCGTAAGTCGTGGCCGAGATGTCTCGGTTATGGACGATTGATAAATAGGAGTGTCGAAAAATGGCAAACGTAGATGCCGCATTTGGGTTCGTCCCAGTTCGCCACATGAGTGGTTATGCACCTCGTGCTAACAAGTACACTATCACTTCTGGCTTAGCTGAAAACATTTTCAGCGGTGACGCAGTCATTTTGGCTGCAGATGGTACACTGCAACCTGCAGGTGCTACAGAAGTAAATGTAATCGGTGTATTTGCAGGAGTTTCATATACTGCTTCTGATGGCTCATATGTTTACAGTGAGTATTGGCCAAGTGGAACTACAGCAACGGATATCGTAGCATACGTCTACGACGATCCCTACACTGTGTTCAAAGTCCAATCTGCAGGTTCACCTGCTCAGACCAACATCGGCAACTGTGCCGATATCGTGGCTGGCACTGGATCAACTTTGACAGGCCAATCTGGCTTTGAAATTTCAGGAACTATGGCAGCAGGAACTGCTCAAACAAAGATTCTGGCTCTTTATGATGCACCAGAAAATGCGTTTGGCGCCAATGCAGTCATGGAAGTGCTTTTGAATGAGCACCTTCTGAAAGATTCAGCTGGTATTTAAGAGGAGAATGAACAATGGCAATGAATAGAGCACAATTTGCAAAAATGCTCGAGCCAGGACTAAACACCCTCTTTGGCCTCGAGTATGATCAATATCCACCAGAGTGGCAGGCAGTCTTTGAGACTAGCACTTCACAGAAGGCATTTGAAGAAGATGTCCTTTTGGAAGGCTTCGGCAATGCTCCTGTAAAATCTGAAGGTTCAGCAGTTTCTTATGACGCAGCAAGCCAGCAATGGACTGCTCGCTATCAGCATGAGACAATTGCACTTGCTTTCAGCATTACAGAAGAAGCTGAAGAAGATGGTCTTTATGGCTCAATCGCCTCTCGTTACACCAAAGCACTTGCCCGCTCAATGGCTTCGACCAAAGAGATCAAGGCTGCTAACGTATTGAACAATGCGTTCACAGGTTCAGGTGTAACTGGTGGTGATGGCGTCACGCTGTGTAATACTGCGCACCCGACTCGTTCTGGTGATCAGGCTAACACACTGACGACTGCTGCTGACCTTTCAGAGACTTCTCTGGAGCAAATCCTCATCAACATCGCTGACATGAAGGACGACCGTGGTCTCCGTATTGCAGCACAAGGTACAATGTTGGTTATTCCAACTGCGTACACTTTCGTTGCTGAGCGTCTGCTTGAGTCTCAGTTGCGTACTGCAACAGCAGATAACGACATCAACGCGATTCGTTCTGGTGGCTACCTGCCACAAGGCTATCACGTTATGCGTCGTCTGACTGATTCAGATGCATGGTTCGTCATGACTGACGTCCCTGACGGTCTGAAGCACTTCCAGCGTTCTCCATTGAAGAAAGGCATGGAAGGCGACTTTGAAACTGGGAATGTCCGCTACAAGGTGCGCGAGCGTTATTCGTTCGGCTTCACCGACTGGCGCGGTATCTTCGGTTCTGAAGGAGCATAATGATAGGGGGAGCTTCGTGCTCCCCTTTTTATCCCTGACTGCTTCGGCAGACACTAGCCACGACAGGAGATGATGACATGGCTTTTACAACTTTCTCAGGACCAGTCCGGTCTGAGCGTGGTTTCACAGCGAAAGGTTCAAACTCAGTTGTTGAAATCACAGCAGAAACAACCCTCACATATAACGATCATGTTGGTCGTATCATTGAAGTAAATGATGCCGATGGTGCAGTTACACTGCCATCAATCACGACAGACACAATCGGTGCTGTTTACAAATTTTTTATCGGAACGACTGCTTCTGATCTTGACATCAAAACTGATGGCACAGATAAATTTGTAGGAAATCTGGTTCTGGCTGCAGCGGCAACTTCACAGGCTCGTGGCTTCGCTCCAGGAGCGACTAACGACGTGATCTCAATGAATGGCACTACAACAGGTGGCATCGCTGGTTCTTATTTAGAAGTCACAGCACTAGCGACAGCAGAGTACTTAGTCACGGGTGCGCTACTTGCTTCTGGAACTATTGCAACTCCATTTGCTGACGCATAAGGAGTAGGTCATGGCTGATATCGTAACTACAACTACGATAGCCGATAACCCTCGAGAGGCTGTGTTCTCTTTTCAATATCAGTATGTTGATACTGGTAATGAAAGTGCGGTCACTAAGATCGATGTATCGTCTTTAGAGACAAGCTCAAATGGCGATACATGCACAGGCGTTAGGATACTTGAATGCTGGTGGATCATTGAGGGCTTGACGGTTGAGGTGTTGGCTGACGCCACCACTGACGTAATCATCATGCACTTAGCAGAGAGCCAGCAGGGATATCACAACTTTGAAAAGTTCGGTGGCCTCCCATCAAGCTCCTCTTACGGAGCAAGCCCGACAGGTGATATAAAATTCACCACAACAGGTTCTGCTGCTGCCGGAGATGCTTATCAAGTGGTCCTAAGGGTGGCTAAAGAGTACTAAGGAGAGACGAATGGCTCAAGTATCATCAATCACAAGAGTTGGCACATCAGAGCCATTCGAACTCCAAGTTGCTCGTGGGCAAATAGCTTTCCATGAAACTGTGTTTAAATTTGGTTACAACGCTGATGTTGGAGACACTAAGGAAACCATCTGGGAACAGGGCGGTTTATATGTTTATCCCGCATCAACCACGGTAATGACCATATCAAGCAGTTCAACTGACGACACTGCTGCAGGAACTGGTGCAAGAACAGTAGAAATTTTTGGCCTAGATGCCGATTACAATGAAATAAACGAAGTTGTCACATTAAATGGGCAAACAGCAGTTAACACCACAAAATCTTATCTGCGTATAAATCGCGGCATTGTTCGCAGTGCAGGCAGTGGTGGCGCAAATGCTGGTGTAATCTACGCTGGTACAGGAACAGTAACTTCTGGAGTTCCTGCTAATATTTACCTAACCATAAATGGGGAGGGTGATAACCAAACATTGATGGCTATTTGGACAGTTCCCGCAGGATATACAGCCTTTCTTACAAAGATGGCTTTATCTACAGGTACATCAACTCAGACACCTGCTGTTCTGAATGCTAGTCTTGTTGCTAGGCCATATGGAGAAGTCTTTCAGATAAAGGAAAGATTTACCCTGACAGATGCCACGCACGAGCAGTTCTACACTTTTCCATTAAGATTTACAGAAAAAACAGACTTAGAGATGAGAGCATTTTCTTCTTCAGGGTCGGTTGATTTTAATGTGTCTGCGTCAATGGAGTTTGTTTACATAAAAAATGATGGAGCGACATAATGGCTACTTCAGGAACAGTCGTTTTCCGACCAGATGTTGAAGAAATCGTTACAGAGGCATTCGAAAGAGTTGGCATAGATGAGCAAACTCGAACAGGTTATCAGTCTCTCGCTGCAAGGAGAAGCTTAAATTTGCTTTTTAGCGAGTGGGCTAACAGAGGAATCAACTACTGGGCTGTCCAGAACAACACTTTGAGCCTAACATCAGGGACAACAACATATACTTTGCCTG